GCCAGATTCTCGGACCAGCCATGCCGCCCTTGAATGTTCCACCGTCGCCCCACGGACGATCCAGCCGGACCATCCGAGATCCCTCCCAGTGGTTCAGCCAGCCAACCTCCAAGCAAGCGACCATCGGGTCCGGGTGACTGAGCCACCGCTGAAGCAACCGCCGAGACACCCGATCCTCGATCACCTCATCGTGGTCGATCGACATCAGCCAGTCCGGACCGCGACCACCGATCTGCAGCGACCCACCGAGAGCCATCGCCCGATTCCGCTCGTCCCGCTCATTCCAGTCGCCCTGCCAGACTTCGACAGCCACCCGGAAGTCCGGATTCACCCCGTAGGTGATCGTCCGAATCCAAGCCGCCACGACCGAAGCCACCTCGCGAGGACTGACCTCAGCCTCCGCGTCCAGACATGAGCGGAGCATATCTGCGTCGACCGGTGGCAGACTACCACCGAGGTGAACCCACGACTCGTGATTCAGAACCACGCCCGGATTCCCGGTGAGTAGCACCGCCACCCCGTCCAGAACCATCGAAGCCCGCCGGATCGACTGCCGCCAGAGGTGCAGATCTTGCGGAGTCGAGATCCGGACCCGCTGCACCGCCCCCACGGTCTGAACCGCCCCGGTCACCGACCGCCACTTCTCCAAATACGCCAGCCGGTTTCGCATCCCCCGCTGCCACTCCGGGAACAGCGAGTCGAAAGTCTGGTGACCCCGGTGAAGCACGAATGCATCCCACGCGATCGCCGACCGCCAGCCAGACTGCTCCACACGAGCGCAGAGGTCGTTGTCTTCGTAGCCCGCGACCGGGTATTGATCTGCGTCGAATAGACCGCGGAAGGATCCGCCCTCACGGATCGACAGGTCCAGAAAGCACTCCCGAGTCCAGAACATACAGAACCCGGACAGAAACTCCGCTGCGAGAACATCTCCGTCGAACTGACGCGCCCACGCCGAAGCGAAACCGTCGAGCCCGAGCTTCTCGATCCGGTCCTTCGGGTCGACCCGCTGATTCCCGCCGACAATATTGGTGACCGGCCCAACCTGACCGATCCGACCGTATGCCTCCACGGGCTTCCGAGGTCGACGACCGGCATCATCAGGAAGGTCGCCGAAGAATCCGATCTCGGTCGCATCGAACGCTGCAACGCACCGCTCGATCGCTCCCGGAGTCGGAATCAGGTCGTCATTCCAGATCGCAACGAACCGAGGAAGACCACCGAACTTCTGGATCTGCCACCGAGTCCCGATGTTGATCGCACCGCCGAATCCACGGAGACCGTCCTCCCGGTGCCAGCAGAGATCCACCCCGCGACCCTTCGCCAGACCCCGCATCTGAACACAAGCACCGATCACCGAGTCCGCGTCGGACTGGATCTTCGGATTCACCGACAGCAGAATCCGAGTCCGAGCCGGAGCAACCTCGACCAGCCGCTGCACGGTCGGGATCACCACGCCCGGAGTGGCCACGGTCGGAATGATGATCAGCAGATCAACCGACTCGTCGTCCACGAGCGGATCCATCGAACTGACAGGAAGGATTTCAGACAGCACCATTGAACACCTCGCCGCTCTTGGCGGTCTACGGGTGGGGAATCAGACCGAGTCGCCCCGCTCCGACAGATTCAAAGTCCAGTGGATCGGCCTCGCCGGAGAGCGAGCAAGCCGAACCCCGCGAACCAGATATTCGACTCCCGCCTCCGACACGAGGACATCCCCGATCTTCGGAGTCCAAGTCTCCGCGAAGTCAATCAGCGCGACATGGTCCGACCGAGCGTCCATTCCCTCAACCGCGCCGGACCACCGCTGAGCAGCATCCTCGATGATCGCTGGCCAACCCGAAACCACCTCTGACCAGATCGGCTGCGGAGCACCGCCCGATCCGATCACCCGAGCCCGAGCATGAGGTCTTGGACTCACCGCGAGAAACGCCGCAGAGAACTCGAACCGGTCGATCTGGTCGAACCGCTGAACAGACTGCGCGAACGAATCGATATCCATCGTCAGAGACTCGGAGACCGACGAACCGCTCAGAGAGCCGACGATCGTCACGACTCCGGTGGCTGGGTCCAACCCGTCGACATGGAAGATCTCCACCTCGACAACCGAAGCCCGAGGTGGCTGGCCAGACGGATTCCGAGTGGGCTGGACCACCGAGCCATTCAGAACGAAACCGGTCTGGCGCTGGATGGTGACGACTTCAGTGGCACAGGAGGTGATCATCCGCCAGATCTCCGAGACCGCCGCCGCCGCGGATTCCGCCGCGGAGTATCGGTGTCCGAACCATCCTCTTCGGTAGCATCCGGGGTTGCCGCCTCGACCGGATCGGCATCAGCATCGGAATCGTCCACCGGAGCCGGAGCCGGAGGTCGAGACAACTCGGTCACGGTCGCATGACCGAACCGAGCGACGACCGAATAGACGCAGCCCGGATATCGCCGAACCAGAATCACCCTCTTCCCGAGTGAACCGCTGAAGTCCGGTGGGACGATTGCGATCACGACTGGATCGGGAGCCGACTCCACGAGCGACGGAAGATCTGCGACCGGAGCCGAGATCACCGCGACTCCATCCTCACGGTCGAGGACTGCCTGATCGACCGGAGCCGATACCACCCGAGCGACGGACCACCGAGCCCTCTTCCGATCTGAGTCGGACGGATCGGTGAACACGACTCGATCTGACTCAATGAGAGCATCATTCGCCAGACGGCTGCTGCTTCCATCGAAGATCCCGATTCGGACTCGCATCACACCTCCAATAGAACGCGACTCACCCCGACTGTATCACGAGCCCGCTCAGACAGACCGACGAACCACGGTGAGACCACCGGTCGATGAATCCGGATCAACCAGATCTGCCAGAATCGACTGAGCCACGAGCGTGCCTCCATTCGAGCCCGGATCGAACGGATCTTTCCAGTCGATGCCAGTGACCACGAGCGAATCCAGACCAGCCGCCGAAAGCGCTCGATCGATCCGCGCATCGAACCTGCGAGCCTCCTTCGGTGCGTCCTCCGGAGTAGCCAGTCGAACCAGCCGAACAGACCACCCGAGCCTCTCCCCGGTGGTCAGGATTCGCATCCACCGCCGGAGCCAGTCGAACGGGTTTGCGGTCCCCGCCCGATCGGAGACATTCATGGAGACATAAAGGTGGGCGGTCTCCGAGCGAGACCGAAGCCGATCGAAGTCGAGCATCGACTCAAGAGCCAGATCGGCCACCGCCCGACTGCCCTTCGCCACGGTGCGGTCGAACACGAGCCAGTCCTCCGGAGCCGAAGCCGCCACCGAAGTGGCAACCGAATCACGCCCACGAGGAATGCCGAATCCCTGATCGCCGATGAGTAGCAAGAGGTTCATCGGACCATCCCCTTCGACACGAGCGTCTGGTGGGCACGATCGGTCCGGTCGTCGACCTCGACCGACTCAACCCACCGAGCCAGATCTGCCAGCCCGGAGTCGAGACCGATCGTCGGATTCCAGCCGAGATCCACGAGCCGTCCAGCATCCGCGAAACAGTGACGAACATCGCCGACCCGGTATGTGCCACGGATCTCAACACCGAGGTCTTCCCGACCGTAGACCCGGAGCAACGCCTCCGCCAGATCCCGAATCGAAGTCCGCTGACCGGTGCCGACATTGAACGCACCGATGGCTCCCTCCGAGTCGAGCAACGCAACCACGGCTGCAGCCACATCACGAACATCAATGAAGTCCCGACTCTGGTCGCCGTCCTCGTAGATGGTAGGAGCCCGACCGGATCGGATCTGAGACGAGAATATCGCCGCGACCCCGGTATAGGGATTCGAGACCGACTGCCGCGCCCCGTAGACATTGAAGAAACGAGCCACCGACCACGAGATCCCACGAGGACCGAACACGAGCCGAGTCAACTCCTCCTGCGACCGCTTCGTCTCAGCGTAGACCGAAGTGCAGACGAATGGAGTCTGCTCATTGGTGCCGACCGGAGTCCATCGGTGAGACGGGTTCGCGTGGTAGGGAAGCACCGCGTCCCACTTCCGTTTCGCCAGATCGGACTCGGATCGAATGACCCCCTTCCCGGTCCGCCTCATGCCCCCCGGAAGGATCCACTCGTATAGCCCCTCTCCGTAGCAGGACATCGAACCCGCGGTCACGACTCGTCTGATCCCGCCGATTTCCACGAGCGACTCGAACAGCGCTGCAGTCGCCGAAACATTCTCCGAGACATACCGCTCGATCTCATACGCGGACTGACCGACCCCGACGACCGCCGCAAGGTGAATCACCCGGTCGATCGGAGAGTCCAGATCCGAAGCCGCGTCGAACGCCGCCATCACGGAATCACGATCTGCGATGTTCCCCTTCACCCGGATCACGCGCCGATCCAGATAGCTGGGCCACCGCCCCTCCGGGTGGACCTGCTCGTCCAGCGCGTCCAGCGCGACCACGATCTCGCCGCGAGCGAGTAGCCGATCGGCTACATGAGAACCGATGAAGCCAGCGCCACCGGTGATGAGAACTGCCATTGGAACCTCCGCGCCACGATGTAGCGCGAACCGTTCCGATCGTTATGGCACATCGAAGGAAACACCGATCTCACGAGACCGAGTGATCACCGACCGGAGAGCGGTCTTCCGATTCTTACCGGACCGCTCCGCGACATACACCCGCGCAAGATGCGAGTCGAACTCGCCTCCAGCCAGCGCCTGAACCAGATCGTCGACCGAGCCGTCCAGAACTGACTCGATGACTGCCTCCACTGGATGGGCCTGAGCCGGTTCCGCTGGGACCACCTCTTCGACCGGAGTCGGAGCCGGAGTCGGAGCCGGAGCCGGAGCCGGAGCCGGAGCCGGAGTCGGAGTCGGAGTCCAAGCTGGATGGCTCACACGACGAAAGCCCTTCCGCTCTGCCACGCGAGCGAGCGTCTCGGTTCGACAGACCACCACGGCCACGCCGGAATGGATCTGGACCGGTGCGTTCTCGACCGCGCACCGAAGCATGGGTCGGTCATTCGGTCTGGCTGGCTTTTCGAGTCGGATCAACGGAGCCTCCGCGTCAGTATGTCGACCGAGCGAACGCCCGACGATACCGGTTCAGAATGCGCTGGGCGAGTGGTGGAACCATCGACCCGTCCAGCTTGTAGGAATAGGTCGACACCCGCTCCGACTCGAAGCCGGAATGGCCACCGTGGTTGAATGCCTGCACCGCTACCAGCGTGGCAGCATGAGACAGATCTGCCGGAACCGAAGCGAACCCAGCGGTGTAAGTGATCTCCACCTGCTCCCGCCCGATCGGGAAATAGGCCCCATCAGCGGTGAGCCGAAGCGAACCACTCGAAGCGACAGCATATTCAGTCGCAGTCGGAATCGAAGCGCCGATGGTCAGAGCCACGACCGACACGACTGGCCGATACCGGAGACCGATCTCCCGCTGGCCTGCGAACTCGACATCGATCGCCTCCGAGTAAGTAGCAACCGACTCGGATGGGAGATCAATCTCTTCGAGGATCAGCGAGTCCGCCACCGCCACGAGCGTATCGATCAACGCATCGGATCTGGTGACCCCGGTCGGGATCCCGAGAACGGACTTGACCGCTGCCCGAGAGGTGAGAGACATGGATCAGCCCGCCACCGACCGACGAACCGCCCGCCGAGTCGAGGTGCGCTTGGGCTTCGGTGGATCCTCCGGAGTGGCCTCGACAGCCGGTGCCGAAGTCGCCGAACCAGACTCAATCCAGAGATCGGTCACATCAGTCCATCCGAGCTTCGTGAACCGAGCGATGAAACCCGGAGACCGAGAGAACACCGTCGCCGCCCGAACCCCGTCCGGGTGAACCGCCGCCACGGAGGTCTGCGTATCGTCGTAACCGACAAGCAAGAACGGAAGATCCGCCGAACGATCGGTCCGCCGGAGAACCCGATGACCATCCATCACGAGCGAGCGGAAGTGGAGATCTGAACCAGACATGAACACCCCGAAGCAACGAACGCCCCGCCCCGGATAGGGACGGAGCGCCGAAAGGAAGGTGGGCGAATCGGAGAGCGATTCACCCGCTGAGAGATCAGACCGAGATCCCGGTCACGAGAGAGCCACCGAGAGTGTTCGCGAACACCAACGCGCCGTCCCAGAACATATCGAACTGGTCGAACTGCGAGTCGGTCTTCGCGAGCGGCATCACGGTGGTCGGAGTCAACTCCTCCCAGTAGACATGGCGCTTGTTCACGACCGCGAGCGCCGTCGAGCTTCCGCCGGTGAACTGAGTGATCGTGCCGTCGACACCGTACTGCAGCGTATTCGGCATGGCGGTCGAGACGACCATCGGAATCCCGTCGTAGGTGCGGACACGGAAACCCGCCGCGATCTCGACCACATCGTTGAACTGCTGCTGAGCCTGAAGCTGGGCATTCAGCGCCCGGAGACCAGCGAAGGATCCGACGATCACGAGATCGGACCGAACAGCCGAGCCCTTCACGCGGTCGATCGCGTCGTCCAGCGAAGCCAGCGTGAGCGAGGTGCCAGCCGAAGCGGTGGTGAGAGAGACCACCTGACCGGAGACATCGTTCACGAGCGTCAGGAGCCCGTCGATCTGGTTCGCATCCGCGCCGGAGTCGCCGATCACAGCAGCGTCCTCAAGTGCGTTCGCGAAGTCCTCGGCCTTGCCGGTGATTTCCTGCGCGAGCGTATCCCCGTAGGAGCGACCGATGGCCTGCATCTTCCGGGTGACCTTCCCACGAGTAGCCAGCGTCTTGTACTGGAAGCTGGACTGAGCGTAGGAACCGGTCTCCTCGGTGAGCGAGTCGGTATCAGCGACCCACGCGCCACCATTGGCTCCGGCGGTCCGGCGGTTGATGTACGCCTTGTCGCCCTGACCCGGACGGCGGTCGAGGACGGACTGCAGACCGAACTCACGGAGAGTCAGCATCTGCACGGTGCGGTTGATGAAGGTCTGGATCAGCACCGAGCCAGCGCCGGACACATTGATCGCACGCTCGAATGCCTCTCGGCGAGCAGGATCGAAGGAGCCCATCCACTGCGGGGAACGGTACTGCGGATCAGAGGAACGAGGCATCGAAGTCTCCCTCACGCCCAGTGGGCGGGGTTGGGGTTGCCGAGGATGCCCTCACTCTCTGCGGTCCGGAGAACCGCCGCAAGTGCGTCACCGAGGTCGCGAGGACTCACCTTCTCGGAATCGAGCTTGGCCGAAGCCCGCTCCATCACCGAAGCGATCGCCGGAGCTTCGCCACGAGTGCGCTCGATCAGCGCCCCCATCGCGCCACCGACATCACGACCGGTGGAGGTGCGGTCGGTCTGGTATGCGAGACCGCGCCGGATGGGCTGGCTGGACAGCCGGTCCACGGTAGCGCGAAGTCGCTCCAACTCGGAGCGAAGTGCGTCGGACTCGTCGACTGCCGGACTGGCGGGGTTGGGCGAGACGGCGGTCGCAGGCTCAGCGGACGGAGCCGCGCTGCGAGCAACCTCCTCGCGGATCATAGCGCGGAGCGCTTCGAGATCGGCTGGGGTCATCTGACTCTCCGAATTGGAGGTTGAGGTTACGGTCGCCTCGACCGCCCGAGCGACCTGCCCGGTGGCCTCGGCAATATCCTGATCGGATACACGACGCATGTCAAGCGGATCGGAAGACGACCGATCGTCTTCCATAATCGAGTCAGCAGATCGGAGTGGAGGTGCCTCCTCTTCGAACCGCCCGTAATAGGAAGCCGCCAGATCGTAAGCTGCCTTGCGGTCCTCGTCCGACAGATCGACTCCACCGCGAGCGCCGTTCAGAGCAGCGACCGCTGCCACGAGACCGCGGAACACGAGATGAATCTCGCCATCGATCACCTTCGCGACTGGCAACTTATAGCCCGCCCGGACCTCCGACCGATCTGGATCGAAGTAGAGGTGAACCGACTGGAACCGACTCCAGTCCGGAGGATCACCGAGCACCTCGTTCGCAGCATCCGCGTCCCACGACCACTCAGTCTCTTTCGGAGCAAGCGGAAAGTCCGCCTCATCCGGAGTGGCGCGAGTGACCACCGCCGGAGCATCCACCGAAGCCTCGACCTCCGCATCAGTAGTCGGTGCCGGAAGTGGGTCGATCTTCTCCACCGAGGAAACCGGAACAGCGACCGACTCGCCGGTGGGCTCGTACCCGTCCCCGACCGGTCCCCAAACAGCGATCCGGAGAATCGGGTCTTCCTCGCTGGCCTCCTGAGCCGCGCCGGAAACCGAGCCCTCAGTGACGACCGCGCTCACCTGACCATAGATCTCTCCACCGAGATCTACATCACCCTGCGAGTCGCCAGCCGACACGACCGAGTCAATGAAGCGGACAAAGTCGTCGACCGATACCGCTTCGGGGTTGGCACGGACCGACGACTCCGCCGCAGAATCAGAATCCGGATCGGAGTGGTCTGCCATCTCCTCCGGATCGGAGTGGTCTGCCATCTCCTCCTCCGGATCGGAGTGCTCCGCACGATCGGAATCGGAGCGAGTATCCTCGACCTCGACCTCGACCTCAGCCTCGATCTCCGAGTGAGTCTTGGCGAACCGCACAACGACTTCCGAATCGGTCTCCTCGACTGCGATGACATGGCGCTCCGACAGCCCCGAAGGAAGCTGCACCCGGTCATCGGTCGAGGTGCCGACCGGAGCGTCGACGACTGCAACCGATCCAGCGGAATCGGTCTCCACCGAAGCCGAAGCACGGAGCGACTCAACCCGCGACCGGAGACTGGCCAGACCGAGCGAGTCCGGATTGGACGGAGCCCGAGTCAGAGCGACATGATCCAACTCGACATCCTCCACGATCACACGCTCGATCTCTCCCGAGTCGGACTCAACCACCCGAACCGAGAGGAACCAGCCACCGATGGACTGGCCGATCGGCTCACCCCGATCCAGCCGAGACATCAGCCGACCGACCATCGGATCGTCCGAGTAGAGCATCGAAGTGAGCCGGAGCCGGTAGCCCGCCTCACCATCTGCCCCCGGCTGCATCACATCAGCCCGCTCGATCTCCGCCCCGGTGGTGCGACCGATCACCTCATCCCACTCCACCGCCCGCGACCCGTTGTTGTGCCGCGGAAGGAGTGGCACCCCGCGCCGCATCTGCTCCGCCATGCGAGTCAGAGCGTCGAGAGACATCTCGGTGCCATGAGAATCAACCGAGGTGGATGACGCGACCCCGATGATCGCCATCCCATCCGACTCGGCTGCCTCCATCGGAGGATCGCCATCAGAGTCAACTTCCCGAGCCCGAGTCTCACCCGGAGCGACCGAGCCCCGATCGAAGATCACTCCGAGCGAGAACGGTTCGCGACATCGGAGCACGATCTCACGACCAGAACCGACAGCATCTTCGGTGGCCATTCCGCCTCCAGACATGGATTCGCACCGAGGATAACAGAACGCGATCGGAGCCTCAATGCGACCGGTCGATTCGGTTCAATCGAACGGACCGACCCGGAGAGCCTCACCTCGCCGAACCTCCTGCTCCGTCCAGACCACGAGAACGCATCGACACCTGCCACCGCACGGAGTCGAACCACCCGGACGAACCGAGATCGAAGCCAGCGGTCGAATCGGCTGCGAGCCCTCATCCGAACAGACCGGACAGGTCCGACCATCGATCGTGGCAACCCACTCAGCCCACCACTCCGTCGCCTCACGAGGACCAGCCGAAGTCTCTGGATCGCTGGGTGGTCCCGGAACAGCCGAACCCGCGCTCGATAGACCGAGGACCATCGTCCCGTTCCCAACCTCAACCAGCCGACCCGCATAGGAAGCGATCCGGAACTCGTTCGCATCCCACGCCGCCTCCGCGAGTGCGACCGCCAGCGCTGCACGCTCTGCATGAGCGGTTGCACCCGTCGCCGCGCCCGAACCCGGACTCGGGATCTCGACTTCCGACCGAGCCTCAGCCTGACCGAGAACCGAGAGCGCCGCCAGCGTCCGAAGCCGAACATCAGCCAAGAGCCCGTCCGAGGTGGTCAGATATCCGATCTGCTCCGCCGCATAGGTGGAAGCGAACGCCGAAGCCTCTTCGGTCGAGTCGATTCCGGAGAACCGGAGAGCAGCGCCAGATCCGATCTGCGCCGCCCGCTCGTAGAGAGGTCGAGTCACCGAGGTCCAGTCGACGGTCAACCCATCCAGCGATTCCGACAGCACCGACCGAGCCCGAGCGATTCGATCCTCCGGATCTCCGAGATCTCGCGCTGCGAACTCCACCGCCGCAACCACCTTCGCCCGATACGCCCGCCACCGCTCAGTCACATCCTCAATGTATAGCGCCACCGAGGAACCGAGATCTTCCAGATCCAGCGTCCGAACATCATCGAACAGACCTCCGCGCAACCACTCCGATGGAAGCATCTTCGCACGCTCGATTGCCAGATCCCGCTCAACCACCTCCGGAGAGGTCGCCAGCGCCGACGACCGGTGAGCCCCGCAAGTGGAGTCGCACGATCCGCGATCGACGAAACCGATCCACGGTGCCGACCGAGCATCCTCCAGTCGAGCGATCTCATCCCGGACCACCTTCTTCATCCCGCTCTCACCGAGCTTACCCACGGTGAACCACTTGATCTGAGCGATCACGCCCGGAAGACGGTGGTCGCCGAAGTGGCGTGCCGACCACGCCTCCCGAAGCCGAACCGCCTCCTCCTCGGTCTCAGTCTCCACCGCGCCGCCACGAGCGACCACCGGCCTCAGCCGACGATATTGCTTGTTGCCGAGGATATTTCCGCCGCGGCCCCACACATCCGGGTGCTCCACCCGGAGCCGCTCGGCCCATTCCGGATCGAACACCCCGAATCCAGAATTCCGAAGCGAGACCTTCAGATCATCACCGCGCTTCGGGAAATTGGTTGGGTCCACATCACCGACCGCCCGCTCCACCTCCACCACGAGCGACCGATCATCCTCCAGCCGATCGATGACCGGTGGAGTCTCACCGAACCGCCGATAAAGCCGCTGCGCGATCCGATAGATCTCGCGCTGGTCGTCCACCGAGACCCGAGCCAGCGACTCGTGCTTTCCGTCCTCCCGGAGAGCCCCGATGACCGAAGCCACCCCGCGGAACACGATCCGCAGATCTCCGTCCACGATCCGTGCGATCGGGAACTTGTACCCGGACCGACGATCCGCGCCGGATGGGTCGCGCCAGAGGTGAGCCCGAGCGTACCGATCCCAGTCTGGCGGATCACCGAGAACCTTCTCCGACTCTCCAGACTCCCAGCCCCACGACTCGCCCTGATCTGCCAGTGGAAGCCGAGCCAGATCCACGACCGCCCGGAAGGAAGCGATCGCCGAAGCCCGATCGGATTCACCCTTCGAAGACTTCGGATGCCCCTCGGGCAAGAGATCGGTGTCGTGATCGCCCCGCCGGAATCGACCGTTCCGGAGAGCGAACAGGAATGAGTCGACACGACCGAGTCCCCACTGCTCCGCCGAAGTGACTGACGGACGAACCGACTCCGGGTTCCCGTGGTAGGCACCGACTCCGCGATCGTAGACCTGAGCCAGAACCGAAGGAGTGGTCCTCTTCGAAGCCACATCGCCGACATCTGCATTGTGCTCCCGAGCCCGCTCCCGGAGAATCTTCGCGATCCGATTCGGGACATCATCGATCGCCGCCCGCCCGAGCGGAGAATCCTCCGCGTCAACCTCACCCGGAGCCGAATCCTCCGCATCTGGCTCTGCAGCCTCCGCGTCCTCGACTCCATCCGAGGTGCCGCCCTCTGGTTCCGGATCTGGCTCCGGATCTGGCTCCGCGTCCCCCGGAGGAACCGAGCCCGCTTCTGGATCTGGATCGATGCCCGGATCGTCCTCAGTCGGAACCAGCATCGAAAGTGGAACCGGACCCGCTCCGGTCGCCACGGTCGGAACATCACCGCCCGCGATCGGTAGCAGACCCAACTCCGACCGAGCCTCATTCCGAGTCAGGATTCCTGCGTCGATGTACCGCGAGTGACGATCCGCCACCGCCCGAGCCTGCTCCGGTGAAAGCCGAGCCTCACGATCGAAGCTGAACTTCACAAGCGGAGCCAGATCGGGATCACCGACCACGAGTGGAAGCAACCGCGAATTCACCTTCGCAGCGAGCAACTCCAGAATCGGAGTCACCAAGTGGCTCGATGAGACATCGACCTGCACCTCGGCGGTCGCCCGGTTCACGCCATCGGTCGCACCCATCTCCACCGGCTGAACACCGAACACCCGCCAGACAGTCCGCCGGATCTGATCGACCACCTCAACCATCGACAGGTCTTTCGGAGTATGCCGCAACTCAACCCACCGAGCGCCGATCCCGCTCGGGTCCGGAGTGGTCAGGACACGGACTTTGTGATCCTGCCCCCGAAGCCGCTGCAGGTCCGCGGTCGCCTCACGAGCCGCCTGCCCTGCGAGACCAGCCAGAACCAGAATCCCCGGTGGGATCTCGTCCGCGTCCAGCGCCAGCATCGTATGCTCACTCGATCGGAGCAACGAGATCACCTCAGTGATCAGCGCCTCGATCAACGGATTGCCGACCGGAGAGATGGTGGTTGGGAACAGACGAACGAACAGGAGGTCGTCGGTATCGAAGCGCACCGAGGACATGACTGGATCGCCCGGATCGGTATCCGAGTCGATCTGGAACCCGGTGCCCGAAGCCGCATTGTAGAGGCTCTGCTCGTAGTAGAGCACCCGGCCATGCTCGTTGATCTTCGGGTCGATCGACGAACCGCGAAGTGGGTTCACCTCAACCAACTCGCCGCGACCATTCCGAACCAACTCCAGAGCCGCTGCGTCGTACACGAGCAGATCGGTCAAGAGAGCGGTGAACACCTCCTGCCAAGTCGACCCGTCCTTCGAAGGTGCCGACAGAAACCGCCGAGCCGACTCCGCTGCCTCCGCCGCCGCCTCGTACTGATCGCTCGAAGGATCCACCGCTGGCTCAACCAGCCAGTCGAAAGTCGCCACCCGACGAACGATCGAATCCACCGCCGCCCGGACATCCGGAGTGCGACGATAGACCTCCCACAATTCGTCATTGGTGAGGAACCGGTCCGGAGTCGAGTAATACTGCCTCGATCCCGGCGTGGTGGTCGTCGGCTGGTAGGGACCGACGAACAGACCGCGCCTCCGCCGGTTCACCATCGGGCGAAGCCACCCGCCGCCTGCCTCACTCGCCGGAGTGAGATCGCCAGACGACCGAGTCACGATCGCCGTTCCGGTTCCGAGGATCCGCATACAGACCTCCACGCCTCGAAGGTATCACGAGCGACCCGAGACCGACCCGATCGGTCAACCCCTCGCTGAGAACACCGATCGAAGTCGGCCCATCATCTCACGCGCCGACCGCCGCCGGTCTGGCATTGGTAGCCCGATCAACGCGGAAACGCACCGAGCGACGAACTGCGCCGACCGGTCCTCCGCGTCCCGACTGCCAGCATCGTATGCGTCGACGATCGCCCGCTCCATCGCCAGCCGGACATCGGAGTCCAGCCCGTCCAGAACCGAAGCCACCGCTGGATCAGATTTGGACAGAACCAGCCCCGAACCGCTGCGCGAACGATCCGCCATCAGACACCTCCCCGAAACACGGTGAGCACCTCGCGCTGCT